CCCCTGCCGTACTTTGGCAACCGGCTGGTCTCCATCGGCTACAAGTGGCTGATCAGTAGCGTGGACTATGACTGCTACTATCACTCGACACAGCCGCCGACTTCAAATGCGTTCACAAAATTTCAAGCCGCCTTGAAACATGCTGACGTTCTCGTCGGCCACAACATCAAGTTTGACTTGACGTGGATACGCGAGTGCGGCTTTACATATGAGGGACACATTTATGATACGATGGTTGCAGAATATATACTCTCCAAGGCGCGGCGTTGGCCTCTTGGACTTGCTGCTCTTACAGAAAAGTATGACGTTACCCGCAAGGAGAAAGACCTTGTGGAGCCGTATCTCAAGGAAGGCAAGACGTTCTACGATATACCGTGGGAGATAATTGAAGAGTACGGTCGTGCGGACGTGCTTGCCACAGAAGAGATCGCACTGAAACAACTAGACGCCTTTGGCGTAACCTTTGAGGAGATGTTTAATGAGCCTCGTTCCGACACTGAAGCTGTCACTGGAGATGACCAACACGCTCTCACAGATTGAGCGTAACGGACTCCGGATCAATCTCGACACGCTTGCCGACATTCGCAAGCAGTATGAAGAGGAGATGCAGGAGCTAGAGGATCGACTCCTGCAACTCGCACGGGATGCAATGGGTGACACACCCATCAATCTGTCCAGCCCAGACGACCGCAGCGTGTTGCTTTACTCGCGCAAGGTTCGCGACAAGAAGCAGTGGGCGCGTACGTTCAACCTCGGTCATGAGATGCGGGGGTCAACCATGAAGCCCAAGCAGCGGGTACGCATGGCAGAGAACGAGTTCCGTGGCGTCGTACGTCGCATGACTGACGTGGTTTACAAGACTAAAGGGCAACAATGCCCTAAATGCTCCGGAGAGGGCCGTACACGGGCGTTACGCAAAGATGGCACCCCCGGTAAGGCAGTGCGTATATGTAAGCCCTGCGGTGGCTCTGGCGTCCTTTATGTGCCTACGGGGCAAGTGGCGGGGTTTAAAATTGTGCCACGCAACACGTGGGATACCGCTGCGGCTGGCTTTCGTGCAGACAAGGTCACACTGGAAGAGAGACTAGGCGAACTACAGGGAGATGCCCGTGAATTTGTCTCAGCATACACGCGATACAACGCCCTCAAAACGTACATCAACACGTTTGTTGAGGGCATGGAAAACAACGTCGATGATCACGGTTTCATCCATCCGGAATTCATGCAGTGTGTTACGGCGACGGGCCGTCTTTCGTCTCGCAATCCGAACTTCCAAAACATGCCACGCGGTTCGACATTCGCAATACGTAAGGTCGTCGAAAGTCGTTTCCCTGATGGTTACATTCTTGAGGGGGACTACTCGCAACTAGAATTTCGCGTGGCTGGCTTCCTTGCCAAAGACAAGGTTGTTTACGCCGACGTTCGTAACGGCACAGACGTACACGCCTACACAGCAAGCGTCATCGGTTGTACACGGCAGGAAGCAAAGGCACACACCTTCAAGCCTTTGTATGGTGGCACGACTGGCACTGAGGATCAGAAGCGATATTATGACGACTTCAAAAACAAGTATATGGGTATCGCTGTATGGCACGAGATATTACAGGCTGATGCTGTGAAGTATCGCGAGGTATCTCTGCCGTCGGGACGAGTGTATGCTTTTCCTGATGCACGGTGGACAGACTGGGGTACAGCAACTAACCGCACAGCCATATGTAACTATCCAGTGCAGGGATTTGCCACCGCTGATTTGTTGCCCATAGCTTTGGTGTCATTGCAACGGGTCATTGACTCCGCAGGAATCCAGAGTGTGATATGCAACACGGTTCACGACTCTATTGTCATGGACGTTCATCCCGACGAAAAAAACATTTGTATAGACATGATGAAACACGCTATGCTCTCACTACCCTTTGAAACCATGAGAAGATATAACATCATCTACGACATGCCGGTTGGCATCGAAATAATAATAGGAAAAAACTGGCTTGACTTGGAAGAAGTTAATCTGTAATATCTTTTTACAACCCCAAACAAACGAGGTGAAAATATGCTTGGGACAGACGTAACGGCACTTGACGATGTGGATAAACTCGTAAAGGCATTTGAAGATGGAGACGATCAGGCGTTGATGGAAGCGACTGGTCAGTCAACCGGCGGTAGTCGTCAGGTTGGCCTTCCCCGACTCAACATTAACTACGATGCAGAGAATGACGACGGCATATCGCTTACTCGTGGATCGTGGAAGATGTACATGGACGGTAAGTTCATTTACGCAGACACTGTGATGCTTCAGGTTTTGATGCGTACTTATGAGTACAGTGTGTGGGATCAGGAGTCGAACTCTTTCTCGCAAAAGTCGGTCCAGAAAACCGTGCTGTCGGGTGAGTTTCCGGACAACACTGGCACCAACAAGTGTGGTCGCCTGACACGAGATGAAGAGGACAAGATGGCAAAGGATGACCCGCGCTATCTGCATTCCCGCGCAGTTGTGTGTAATCAGGTGATTTATGGTAAGGTAAGTGGCAATTTCCAAGACGCAGAGGGTAACATCGTTAAGCTGGATAATCAGCCAGTGATCGCTTACTTCAAGCGTTCTGGATTTAAGCCGGTTGCAGACTTTATTGACGGACTGTCTCGCCAGAAGAAGGTGATGCAGAAGGTCGTTGCACGACTAGAGACCTCGAAGAACAAGAAGGGCAGCGTTACGTTCTGGACGCCGGTCATGTCTTATTCTTCAGAGGTATCGATTACGGACAAAGACAAGGAACTGATGAGGATGTTTGGGGAAACAGTGAAGGCTCACAATGAGACCATCGCTAACCAGTATCGCGAGTCAGTCAAGTTGATGTCCAACGATGACGAATCCGATCTTGCGTCGGATTTCGTCGATGTTGACGCAGCTTAAAGTTCAAGACTTCTTACAAAACGCAGTCCGGGGGGAAGTAACTGTCTCCCCGGACAGCATCACACAATTCACACAGGACTGTAACGAAGCCATCACCAAGCAGATGACGCGAGGTGACGAGGGCTATCGTATTCGTATGTCAGGACTCGGACGACCTCTGTGTCAGCAACTGCTGGAGCGAGAGGGCCACAAGGAAGACATGGAGTACAACTCTATGTTCCGCTTCCTGTTTGGTGATCTGAGTGAGGCGGTACTGATGTTAGCACTGCGCGAAGCGGGTGTTGAGATCGTAGACTTTCAAAGACAAGTTGAGTTAGAGATTGCAGGGCACACAATCAAGGGCACCCTTGACGTAATCCTGCGTGACGAGCTTGGCGAGGAGAAGGTCTGGGACATCAAGTCAGCAAGCGAGTGGGCATTCAAGTACAAGTACACTGGTGCTGGCGGCTACGAAGCTATCAAGAACGATGACCCCTTCGGCTATGCCATGCAGGGCTTCCTGTACGCAGAGGCTACAGGGCTACCCTTCGGTGGCTGGATTGTGGTCAACAAGTCAAGCGGCGAGATAGCTATTGTTGAGGTGCCTGACTGGTCACAGGACGACAAGGCTGACTACCTCAAAGACGCAGCACGTCGTGTCAAAATACTGACAGACCCTGCCAAAAAGCCGACAGTGGACTTCAAAGACGAATTCGAAACCTTCCGCAGGGATGGTGAGGATGTTCGCACAGGTAACAAAATTCTTGCAAGACAGTGTGGTATGTGCGGCTTCAAGCATCACTGCTGGCCCAAGGCTGTGTATCACGACAAGGTAACATCTCGCGCCAAGAACAAGCCAAAGGTCTGGTACGGTCGCCTCAAGAAAAAGGAACTGTGATGCCATATATCTTTGTACGAGATTACGATATTGACCTGATGGAGATGAACAGGGAAATCTGTCACGTCTTTGTCGAGTCTGTTTTGCAAGCCGGTGGAGAACGTAAGGTAACGTATCTTCGCCAGAGTGAACGTGGCTTGCCCCTTACCCTGCGTGAGAACTATTCGCCTGACATGGGTTTCCTGTCTGCGGACACAGAAGTTCGCGACATAAAACAGGTCGAAATCGAATTGCAAAACATTAGTCGATCATCTTACAACGGAGCAATTGTTTGTGTGCCGATATCGCCACTGTCAAGAGAACTAGACAGTATACAAAGACTATCCCCAAAACTGGCAGGGTATCTGAAAAAAAGAATGGACTCAATCGGGATGACACTATGAAGAGCAGAGGCGGATACAGGTCACACTTCGAGTTGGGGATAGCCAAGTCCCTGCGTCAGAAGGGCGTGATATTCGAGTACGAAAAGCGTAAGGTAACTTTCGTGCCAAAGCCACGGACCTACACACCGGACTTTTACTTCCCAAGCACAGATGTGTACGTCGAAGCTAAGGGCAAGTTTGACAAGAATGATCGTGTGAAGATGCTGCTGGTCAAGGAACAGAACCCTGATTTAGACATCCGCATCCTTTTTCAGAATGCACGGAACAAGATTTACAAGGGGTCAAAGACCACGTATGGTGCTTGGGCTGACCGTCACGGCTTCGAATGGTCAGAGGGCAGCATGCCAGAGGAGTGGTACAAGAATGGACGAAAATGATTTTACGATGTCGATGGAACGTGCCAGTCTGCTGAAAGACAGGTGGTACTTGATCTTGAAGCAGGGCGACGATGACGATCACGTCGCTATGACAGCCTACGATACCACAGAAGATGACGAGGATGACGAGTACATCCCTGCTGGCAGTGTTATCCTGTCGGGTCTTGTTGAGTTGATGGAGTCAGACTTTGAGCGAGTTATGCAAGCGGGTCTGGCTCGACTTGCCTTTGAGGCAACGAGAGCGACAATGCTAGAGGAGACAGGTAACGGTGTAGATGTCAAACCCGTCCCTGAAACGAACATTATTAAGATAGATTTTGGAAAGAAGCAATGAGACACGAAGAGTACATGAAAGAAAAAATACGAGAGGAGACTATGGCAAGTTTGCAAGGGGCAGCGAATGCTAACTGGGCGGCAGACATGGTCAACAATCCACCACACTACAATCAA